ATTGCTCAGGTTGAACTTGGGCAGCAAAAACTAGACCACTCTGAGTTTGAAACCTTTAAGGATTTTTACACTAAGGGGTGGCAAAAGTTTGTAGAATACAATATAATAGACGTGAAACTTGTTGACCGTTTGGAAGACAAGATGAAACTGATCGAACTGTGTTTGACTATGGCTTATGACGCCAAAGTTAACTACACAGATATTTTTTATCAGGTTCGTACATGGGACGCGATCATTTACAATTATCTTAAAAAGAAGAATATCGTAATCCCACCAAAATTACGTCAGTCTAAGAGTGAAAAATATGCAGGTGCATACGTTAAGGAACCGGTTCCTGGGGTATATGATTGGGTGGTCAGCTTTGACCTTAATTCCCTGTATCCTCATCTTATCATGCAGTACAACATCTCCCCAGAGACCCTTCTGGAGGAGCGGCATCCAACAGCAACTGTTGATCGTATCCTTAACGAGGAGATAAATTTCGAGTTGTACAAGGACAATGCTGTTTGTGCTAACGGTGCAATGTATCGTAAGGACAAGCGCGGATTCCTTCCTGAGTTGATGGAAAGCATGTATCAAGATCGTGTGATCTTTAAAAAGAAAATGCTAGCCGCCAAGCAGGAATATGAAAAGACTAAGAATCCTGAACTTGTTAAGGAGATCGCCAGATGTAATAACATTCAAATGGCTAAGAAGATCTCTCTTAATAGTGCTTATGGCGCTATCGGTAACGAGTACTTTAGATATTACAAACTCGCAAACGCGGAGGCGATTACACTCTCTGGCCAGGTCTCTATCCGTTGGATTGAGACAAAAATGAATTCTCATCTTAACAAAATTCTGAAGACAAAAGATGTTGACTACGTTATTGCCTCAGATACTGACAGTATCTATCTTAATTTGGGTCCTTTGGTTGATCTTGTATACAAAGGACGAGAGAAGGACAATGAAGCTATTGTTTCGTTCCTTGACAAGGTGTGTTCTGTGGAATTTGAACCTTTTATCGAGAATTCTTATCAGACCCTTGCGACGTATGTCAATGCCTATGATCAAAAGATGCAAATGAAGCGTGAGAATATCGCTAACAAAGGCATTTGGACTGCCAAAAAGCGGTACATTCTCAACGTTTGGAACAGTGAAGGTGTGCAGTATGCAGAGCCTAAACTGAAAATCATGGGTATTGAGGCAATCAAATCATCTACTCCTGCTCCTTGCAGGAAGATGTTGAAAGATGCGCTCAAGATTATGATGAATGGCACTGAAGAACAAGTGCAAGATTACATCGTAGAGTGTAATAAAAAATTCAGAAAGTGTTCTCCTGAGGAAGTATCTTTCCCAAGGTCTGTAAGTGATATAACTAAGTATAAATCATCCTCTGACATTTATACGAAGGGAACACCCATTCACTGCAGAGGAGCACTCTTGTTCAATCACTACTTGCGAGACAAGAAACTTACAAATAAGTACTCTCTTATCCAAGATGGTGAAAAAATCAAGTTCTGTTACTTAAAGATACCAAATCCAATCCACGAAAATGTGATTTCATTCATTCAAGATTTTCCAAAAGAACTTGGTCTAACTCAATACATTGATTATGACCTACAGTTTGAGAAGTCTTTTATTGAACCAATGAGAGTTATTATGGAAAGCATTGGTTGGAGTGTGGAAAAGAAAAATACCTTGGAGGACTTCTTCTCATGACTGATTTACCATTCTCGCCAGATTCTTTACCTCCAGAGAAGCGAGAGAAATGGAATAGAGGCCTTGATTTGTTTATCGAATCTGTTTTAAAACCAGACTATGAACTGAGGATGGATGCACACGATCAAGAATGTCTTGATGAACTGCTAAAAATCCGTGAACATGTGTTAGAATACCTGAAGGAGTTAAGATTATTATGAGTTTTATTGCTGACCTGGCTAAGGAGATCAAAAGTGACTTCACTAAGATCGCGTCTGAAATCGATGATCGCGAAGAGTATATTAATACTGGTTGTTACATCCTCAATGCTCTCCTTTGTGGTAGCGTTTTCGGTGGCGTATCATCTAACAAAATCACTGCAATTGCAGGTGAGTCCAGTACTGGTAAAACCTTCTTCTCCCTTGCAGTAGTTCAAAACTTTTTGAATGAAAATCCCGAGGGTGGTGTAATTTATTTTGATACGGAGTCTGCAATCACAAAAAGTTTGCTGACTGAAAGAAATATTGACACCAGTCGTTGTATTGTTGCTAATGTTGTAACAGTCGAAGAGTTTAGGTCTCAAGCCTTAAAGATTGTCGATAAATATCTGAAAACTCCAGCAGATGACCGCAAACCTCTGATGTTTGTGCTAGACTCTCTGGGGATGCTCTCCACTGAAAAGGAGATTACAGACGCACTCAATGATAAGCAGGTTCGGGATATGACAAAATCCCAACTTGTGAAAGGCGCTTTCAGGATGTTGACGCTGAAATTGGGGCAAGCAAACATCCCAATGCTTGTTACTAACCACACTTATGATGTCATCGGGGCTTATGTACCAACTAAAGAAATGGGCGGAGGCAGTGGACTCAAGTATGCAGCCTCTTCGATCATCTATCTCAGCAAGAAAAAAGAGAAGGATGGAACAGAAGTGGTCGGCAATCTTATCAAAGTTAAGACTGCTAAGTCGCGTCTGAGCCGTGAAAACAAAGAAGTTTCTGTACGTCTCTTTTACGATGAGCGTGGTCTTGATCGTTATTACGGTCTTCTTGAGCTCGGTGAAATTGGCGGTCTCTGGAAAAACGTTGCAGGGCGGTATGAAATTGACGGCAAGAAACTCTATGCCAAGGCAATTCTAAACGATCCTGAGACTTATTTCACTGACGATATTATGGAGAAACTTGATGAAATTGCGAGACGAGAATTTTCTTACGGATCATCTTCATAAGTTCATTGTAACTTATGAAAACTCGTTAGATGCTGGTGTTTGTGATCAACTTGTCACTCTGTTTGATCAACAAACACCAGAGTTCATAAACAACCAACAGAAACCTCAGTTCTCTCAGTGGAATTTTACTGCTGAGTTGCAGAAAGATGAGGGTCTGCATCGGCATCTTGTAAAGACCGCGATGAAGTATCGTGATGAATACTATGAAGCAATGTGTTCTGACTGTTTTCCAGAGAAGCATCAGTGGGAACAGTTTAGAATTAAGAAGTATAGGGCTGGAAGTGATGACCAGTTCAAGACTCATGTTGATGTTGGTGACTATGAATCAGCCCGTAGATACTTGGCAATGTTCTGGTATCTGAATGATGTTGATGAAGGTGGAGAGACTGAATTTCTTCACAAGAAAATTGTACCAACAAAGGGAACTCTTGTGGTGTTTCCACCATTCTGGTGTTTTCCACATAAGGCATTACCTTGTATTAGTTCTGACAAGTACATTTTGACGACATACCTACATTATAAATGATTAGCATCGAGAATTCTATTCTTAAAAATCTCATCACTAATGAGGACTACACACGCAAGGTGTTACCTTTTATTAAAGATGATTATTTTGAGGACAACAATCAAAAGATCGTATTTCAAGAATGTAGAGACTTCATTACCAAGTATGATTCTCGTATTTCTTATGAGGCCTTGTCTATTGAGGTGCAAAATCGCACTGATTTGACGGAGACTGATTATACTGAGATCTCTAAACTCATCGATAGACTTCGGTGTGATGATGAAGATCAGCAGATGAACTGGTTGCTTGATACTACTGAGAAGTGGTGTCGAGATCGTGCCATTTATTTGGCATTGATGGATTCTATTTACATCGCTGACGGTAAGGATTCAAAGAGGGATCGTGGTGCAATTCCAACTATCCTTCAGGAAGCCCTTGCAGTCTCTTTTGACAATCATATTGGTCACGATTACCTGAATGACTATGAGGCACGTTATGAATCTTACCACCGCAAGGAAGATCGTATCCCGTTTGACCTTGAATATTTCAACAAGATTACGAAAGGTGGTCTTCCTAACAAGACTCTTAATGTCGCTCTTGCTGGGACAGGTGTTGGTAAGTCTCTTTTCATGTGTCATATGGCTAGCGCCTGTCTGCTTAACGGACGTAATGTGCTTTACGTTACAATGGAGATGGCAGAGGAGAAAATTGCTGAACGTATTGACGCAAACCTCTTGGATGTAAACATTCAGGACATTGTAGATATCCCTCAGAGTATCTTTGAACGTAAGGTCAATAAAATTGTTTCTAAGACTCATGGAAATCTTATAATTAAAGAGTACCCAACGGCATCTGCACATGTTGGACATTTCCGTGCTCTCCTTAATGAGCTCGCTCTTAAGAAATCATTTCGTCCTGACATTATTTTCATTGATTACCTTAATATATGTGCTTCCTCTAGGTATAGCAAGGTGGGCAATGTCAATTCATATAGCTATATTAAGGCGATTGCAGAGGAACTTCGAGGGTTGGCTGTTGAAGCAAACGTCCCTATCGTATCTGCCACGCAGACCACTCGCTCTGGTTATAGTAGCAGTGACGTTGACATTACTGATACTTCTGAATCCTTTGGCCTCCCTGCTACTGCTGATCTTATGTTTGCCCTTATTAGCACCGAGGAACTGGAAGGACTTGGACAAATTATGGTGAAGCAACTTAAGAACCGATACAATGATCTCTCTGTTAATAAGAGATTTATCGTTGGTGTTGACAGGGCAAAGATGCGTCTCTATGATTGTGATCAGTCCGAAGGTGGATCTTTGATTGATGCTGGAGATGAAGAAATCACCACGTCAATCAATGATAAAAAATCTAAATTTGCAAGTCTTAATTTCTCATGAAAAAATTAGCATTATCTCTGGCACTTCTTCTGTTTCCCTTTGCAGCAGAAGCAAAACCGACTAAGGGTTGGTACACTATGGACGCAATGGGTTGTATGCTCGTGCGGGAGTGTAATGATAATGTTAGT